AAAACAGGAACTTGAAAACTTAGTCCTATAGTTCGAGTAAAACCTCCATAAACATAAAAATCATTTCCTCTGCCTGTAAAACGAGTAGGATTCCAAGTAGAAGAAAAATTATCAGTAAACCCAGTAACAAAAGCTCTAAAATGAAGATATGTCCTTTTTTCAGGCTTATCATTATTAATAGCTTCTATATAAAATTTAACAGTATCTAAATTTCTTAAATTTTCATTAATTTCCTCTCCTTCATATAATCTAGCAACATTTATTTTATCTGTTCCTACAGTTGATTTAGGAACTCCAATATAATAATTAGTTAAATCTTTATTAGGATCACCAGGATTGCCTTCACCATAAGTTGTTCCTCTATTAAAAATTTTATAGTCTGTGGAAGTTAATCTTGTACTTAATTTTTTCTTTCTTTCTACTTCATTGGTTTTAGTATTTTCATCAGTAAATTTTTGTATGAAGTTAATGAAAGTACCTCTATTGTTTCTAGTTTCACTAGATAAAAGTTCTATAAGATTATAATTGGGTAAAATGTAATTTGATATTTTATTTTTTTTATCAATCCATTCTTGAGTATTAACTACACGAGGAATTCTAGTTCTAACTCCTCCAGGACCTCCTAAGTAGTTTTTAATTTGTAAAGGATTATTAGTATTCAAACCAAATTTATTTCCATCCTCTGGTCTAACTTCTTGAGATGAAATTTTACTTTTCCAAAGTAAAGATAATTGATTTTTCTCTTCTTTATCTAAAAATTGGATATTTTTTTCATAAGTATCAAATTGACCAAAATTAGGAAGAAGTCCTTGTTTTTCAATATGCAAACCTGTACCTGCTCCTACTACTTGAGCTAGAGTTGAGGTAGGAAGGTATATATTACTAGGGTATCCTGGAATTCTAGGATTTAATACTCCTAAAAGATTTTGTTTTAAAATAAAACCAGGTCCTTTAAATTGATTTCCATCTCGAAAAAATTTTAATATCCTAGAAAAATCAGTTGATGCTGCTTGAAAGTGGCCCCCTCTTAATAAAAAGTCAGGTTTTGCCCCGGGAGGATCATCAGGAATATCTGCACCTGTTCCTAAATAAGGTTGGTTGCCAGGTCTATTCCCAAAATCTCCGTATTTTAAAGATTTTAAGTTAGTTGTTAAATCAATTAATCCCATTATTGTGGTGGGTTATCTGAGTATTTTGGTGGGGTTTGCCCATCTAAATCTAATAAAGATCCATTTAACATTATATTAGTTGTATTCTCTCCAGGTGTTGTAGTTGTTGTTGGAGTACCTCCATTAAACCCATATAATGTTCCGATTTGAGTTAGTCTATTTAATAGTCCCATAGTGTTTTTATTTATAAATATTAAAAAAATTTGAAAATTATTGTTTAGGATTTTTTTGATTAACAGAAGCCATTTTAGTTGAATCTAAATATAAATCCACTTTTATCTCTCCTTTAGTTTGAGACTCTTTATTCATTAAGTCTTTATAAATCTCTACTTCAGATTTTAATTTTTTTTCTGGGTCTATAACTTCACCACCAGCTTGGATTCTCTTTAATTCAGCTGCAGCTTGTTTAGCTCTTTCATTATCAGCATCAAAAAATGCATCTAGACTATCTGACATTTTTGTGTCAAAAATTGCATCTGAGGCTTTAAGTACCAAACCCATCGGGGAGTATTTTACCCAAGTTTCTCCATAAGCTTCAAACAATCCTTTTTGATCTTGAGATGCTTCTTCTAATTCTTTTATATAGGCTCTTTCTTCTTTAGTTAAATCTTTCCTTTCCTGGATTTCTTTGGCTGCTTCTTGAGATTTTTCTTCACTTTGTCCTGCTGTAAAAACTCCAATAAATTCAGCAAATGATTCTATAGCATTAACTAATCTATCTACTACACCTCCTTCTACTAAACCAACTAAAGTTGATTTTAATTTTTCTATAGCAGCATTAAAGGACTCTTGAAGAGTTTTATTTGCTTCAAGTTGTTCATATGTCATACCCATAGCTGCTTCTCGAGCTAATTCTATTTGTTCTTGAGTACTTAGTTCCTGGCCCTCTTTTTTCCTAGCTTCTACTATTTTTTCTAACTCTACTCTTTGCTCCTTTGTTAACTTATCATTAAGAGTCATTAATTTTTGTTGCGCTAATAACTCATCAGTAGTAAGACCAGTTGCGTCAGCTAGAGCCTTTAATTCAAGTTTATTTAATTTTCTACCTTTAAGTATTTTATTTGTTTGTGATAAGACTTCTTTAGCAGCTTCTACATCCTCTCCAGCTAAGGCTAAACCTCTTGCTTTTTCAAAGTTTAAATCTTTTCCTAATAAAATTTCAGCTTCTAATTCTTTTGTAATAGAATTTTCAAAATCTAAAAGTCCATTACTTATTGTTTCAGCTTGTTTCAAATTAGTACCCAATTTGAAGGCCTCTAAAGCAGAATTGGCTAATTCTTCTGTGGACTTATTATTAAAGTAGGCCATTGTTGTACTAGCATCTGATATCTCTTGGAATAATCTTGTATTAGTAATACCAATACCTGTCATTTTATTAAATTCATTCTTGGTATCTATAATATTAGAAGTTGTTTGCTTAGCATCCTCACCAAAAAGTGAAAACTTTTTAGTTAATTTTGTAGCAGTATCAACTGTTAAAGCCATATTTTTTTCTAAGAAAACAGCATTAGCTAAATTTTCTTTATTTATACCACCCATTTGACCCAAGGCTTCTACTTGAGCATAATAAACCTTCAATAACTCTTTATTATTAACAAAAGTATTCTTAGTTTCTGCTGCGATTATATTAAATTCTTTTCTTAATTGAATTCCAGCATCTCTAGAAATACCAAGATTCCTAGATAACATTACATTTTGTTCATTAGCCTGGATGAATAAATCTACAATGAATTGGATAACCTTAACTATAGCCGTAGCCACTAGTAAGTAAACGTTAGCTTTTGAAGCTAGACCACCCATTGACTTAAACCCAGCACTAAGACCTTTACTCATTATAGAAGCTTTTGAAGAAGCAGTACCTAATCCTTCTCCTACTTTTAGAGCACTTTGTGCTGCACTTTTCCCTGCGGCACCTGTTAAAAATTTTCCTTCTTTATTAACTAAACCATATTGTTTTGCAATATCTTTAGTAACTTTTAACTCTCCTCTAGTGATTTTTTCTAAATCTCCTTTGATTTGTTGAAACTCACCAATTTTTTTATTTCTTAAAGTTTCATTTTGGACTACTTCTCTTGAAGCGTCAGCCATTTTTTCAAAAGGTTGAGCTAATTGAGATGCCTTTCCCCCTAATTTAGAAGTTAACTCACTTAGAAACTGAAATCCTCCTGTACCAAAATTATTGTTGATTTCTTTAGAAGTCTTTTGTTGATCTTCTAATTCTTTTTTTAATTTCTCAGCACTTCGGAGTTGTTTATCTATAGATTCAACTATATCATTATTTAACTTCCCTCCAGCTATTAATAAAATCTTTTTATTTTCTTCAAGGGTATTTATAGACTTAGTAACTTTATCTAAATCTTTTTGAATAGCTAAATTAGCTTGTCTAGTTCCTAAAATTCTTCTTTCCTCATAAAGTAAATCAGTTGTTATAGTATATATTTGGTTAGCAGCTTTATTAATGTCTTGCTTTAGAGATTCTTGGAATTGAAGTTGTTTAACTTGATCTTTTAAAACATCTCTAGTTGCCTGCTCATCTTCTAAACGATCAGCTGTAGTAACATTAATTTTTCTAAGTTCTTTTATTATTTGTCTAATATCTTCAGGATCTAAAGCCATAATTTTATGTTATATATTATAAATACGAAAAGGCATCATTTTTTTGATGCCTTCGTATTGTAACTTCCCTTTTGGTAAGAAGGAATTTCAATTTTTTTCATTTTCTTAGCCTCTTCTTTAGCTACTCCTTCTAATCCTCCTTTATTTGTACCTTTTGTTTTTTCTAAAAAATCTAATATGAATTTGGTTGTAGCATTTCTTAACCAAATAGGCATATTATATACTGTCATATAATCATATCCTCCATTTCCATGATAAACAATTTCATGAATCTGTCTATATATTGATTGTCTATACTCAGAGGCGACTGATAAGCTCAGGGTAAAAAAAGGTAATACCTATAGGTAAATCAACGTCCTCCTCTCCGTCATTAAATACCATTTCTATTCTAGGAGTATTATCTAGAATAAATTTTCTAAGAGCTTTACTATCTGTAGCTAATAAATAATTTTCAACAAAGTCTTTGATAGTATTTGGATCTTTATCTCCATTTACTGAAGTGATTTGTCTTTTAAGACGAGTAGTTACTGAACCCCCTCTATTAAAATTAGCCATTTTTTTAGCTTCTATTTCAATGTCCGTTTCTTCTTTAGAGGTTAAAAATTTAAATGTAATTTCATTTTCAGTACTAGGTAAAGTAAAAGGAATATATGGATTTTTAGAAATCAAATCTTCATTAATTGGGAGAGGTTCAAAAACACTTAAATCTACAGTATATTCTTTATCTTTATATTTAAAAGTATAATCCTTCCCATACCCTAAAATTCTAGCTGCTATCATTATAGCATCTTTATCTTCTGGGAGTAAGGTTTCAAGATCTACTTTTGTTATAGTAAGAGATTGTAATAATTTATCAACTACCATACCTTTTTCAATATAGTTTTTATTAGTTAAAATATCTTCCTCACGTGCGGTCATATATTTAATTTCAATTTGACCAGATTTACAAGGATGATCTTCAGAATAAACAAGACCTTTAGAAGGTAAGGTAATAACTTCAGAAGGAAAATTAAATTTAGTTTCACTCATAGCTTTTATTATATTAAAACGTTTTCTTATGATAAATATGCATTAGAAAAAGAAAACCCACCAAAGGTGAGTTTTTCTTTAAAAATATTTCAAAATTAGAAATTTAACACACAATAATCAGGTTGTACTGTTAATGAAATTTCAACAGCAGTATCTACTGTATCAAAGTTATATTCACCAAATGAAGCTTCTGTAATTAATGCACCGTGAATTATCCACTCAGAAACTATATCACCTACAGGTCCAATAACATTAAAAGTTAGATTTTTTTTATAGAAATCAGAATAACCATCTCTACCTGTCACAGACTCATGATGTAATCTTACCCATTCCATTACAGCCTGGGCACCTGAAGGGGTTATAGGATCAAATAATGTAAATGAGATAGTCCCCCAAGTAGTTTTACCTTTAACAAATCTTTGAACATTCATATGGTTAAGTGGAACTGTACCTTGTGATAATGTGACTGCTCCTACTCCTTTAACCATAAATGCCGGTATCCCCATATAATCAAGGACAAATCTATTGGCTTGTTTGGGCTCAAATTGTGTGAAAAATATTTCATTTGGATTTAATATTGCCATTGTATTTTATTTTATTATAAATATTCTATCTTTAAATTTTTATGCAGGGAATTCAGCTCCTGTAGGTAATATATTGAAATCAAGTATTACAAATTCAGCAGTTCTAGCAGGTTGAATAAAAATCTGACCTACTAATTGATTTCTATCAATTACATCTCC